TGTAATCAGAGGGATAATTACGATTTATGATATAACTACCATCTTCAAGTGCGGAAATACCACCGCCGCCAAAATTGACGTTCAAAGGTGTTTGGTGATTATGTCTTGGTATTTGAGGTATCGTAAGGGTATGCGTTTCAAGTCCGCCAACCGCACCATTATTTTGACCATTAACACCGCCCGCCTGACCAGTTAAACGCCCCGCAGGTGTACCACCCATATTATCAAGACCAGCAATCACACGCCCGCGTACGTCAAGTGTTGGAAGTCTTTTATTAGCGTTATAATCCGCAATCGCACTAACCCCTCTTGAGGAGGTTGCGCCCGTTGAGTCTTGAATAGGCAAATCAGTATTGCTAAATGTGTTCCATAACCCGACAAATAAATCTTGTGTGTCCGCGTTTGCCCTTTCAGTTGCCCCCGAAGCGGCGTTACCAATGGTTCTACCACCAACCATGACGTGACCAGTCGGGGCGGTTGTTCCAAGGCCATAAGCATAAACGACCCCTGTAGGAACAACCATTTGTTTTAACTTTAAAGGAGTTACAAAAGTCGTGTCGCTTGTACCCGCCCGAACTTCGGCAAGCGTAGCAATTCTGGCAATACCAGCGGCTAATTCAGTCGCGGCAGCTACAACAAAATCAAGGCTAATGAGGGGCTCCCAGTTTACAGTATCAGTCAAAGGATTCCCGATATTGTTATCACTTTTTGACCCGTAAAGTTTATATGTCCCCGCCTGTTTTACAATACATTTGTTATAATACGTTGTCCCCGCATCATATTCGGGGACACCTTTTTGAAGAATATAGGCAATTTGTTGCGTGGTAATTCTGTCCATTGCCTGAAATTCCTCAAGTGCTGGGAACTTCTTATCGCCAAGAACGGCAGGACTCCACCCCTCAAGAAAAGCGGGTTTACTTTGCAAAACATCCAAATCATTAGATAGGATTTTGGTATTATCTGCGGCAGAACCAAAAACGCCCGTATTAGTGGCATCTTGAGCAAAAATCTTTTGAGTTTTACGAGGGAGGTTTGTCATATATTTTATCCAATCGTTATTTTATCGTAAGTTAAAAACTCACCTTCTTTTGTATCATAATTGGAATAGTTGGAAAAGCCCGTAATATTTGGTTTTATATATGTGCTACTATCTATCACATTATCAACACCCTCCAAAACATTATCCTCGCCATCAACTATAGAGAACGTCAAAAAATCTTTATAACTGGCAAAACCAAAATATCCGCCAACGGGCAAATCAATAAAATTGACACCAACCCCCATCGGGCGAGGCAAAAGATTTTTTGCAAGTGCCGCCTGAATAATTTGAGATATGTTTTCGGAAATAAAATAATTCATTTGCATTCCGCCCTCGGAGTCTGGAATCACGTCCCCCGAAAAAAACAAAAACATAGAATCGTCAATAGATTTATGGGAATGGTTAGAATTGTTTTGAATAATTTTTAATTTAATAACAACCCTGTAATCGTCATCATTAAGCCTATTTTTTACGGTCAAAAGAGAATTATAATTTATTGTTCCGTTATATTGGTTTTCATCCCACCCCGCATAAGTGGAAAAACCGAATTTATCCTCTGCGTCTGGGTCTATTTCCAAGTAATCAGTAAGGGCAAAATAATTGATAGGGTCTGAAACGGAGAAAAAACGGTCAACACCCACATATTGCCCGATAACATCCAATTGAACGCCTACCGCCGTATCAACATTATAAGCGTCCCGAACATCAAATATAATCCCATTCGCCGCAAGAACGCGGGCGAATAGTTCCATAGTTGCCTTGGCTTTTTCTTTGTTATGATATTGAATGATTAACAAGTTAGAATAATAATCAATCAATTCTTGAACGGTTTTTTTGTCTGCCATTAAACCACCGTAATCGTAATATTTGTAGCATCTATAACCCATTTAGAGTCAAGGGATGAAACGGGCAAGTAATCGACCCATGTAGTTCCATCGTCTGAAATCTCCATATTGATAGGCACGCCGCCGCCGCCTTGTTCTGCAATACCTAAAACCGCTTCGGTTGTGAGGCGTGAGGTTTCGGCATATTCCCCAATGCTATAAAGAACATTTTTTTCGATATAATCTTTAATCGAGGGTAAATCAAAAATATGGACAGGGTTTGTCCTTTTGATTTGGAATTTAATGTAAATATTTTCAGAGGTCGGACGGTCAAATTTAGCGACAAAAAGGGCATCCGAGGCCGTTATAATATTAACTTCAACATCCCCTTGCATATCGCATCCGTATGACTTTCTTTCATACATAGCGTTCCCAATATCAGAATTAGAACCGCCATCCGCGATTAACCAAATGCAATGTGGCGGAATACCGTTCGCGTCCGTTGTATTGCCGTAATTTTCGTATAATTTTGCATCTATAACACCATCAAGAGAAAGAACCAAACCCAATAGTCCGTTTAAGTATCCGTTGGAAGAAATAGACACCGAACGAGAGCGGCGAGTCCTTAATTGTGCGTCCGTTTCTTCGTTTTGACCAATGGACACGGCGGCGGTTGGGTTATTGATTGCTGTGACCCCTATAACCACCGTCACGGGGTTTGTAATTGTTCCGATAATTGTTTCGACACGTCCGATATTTTTGGCGCGGAATAAAAGGGTGTAAGTCCCCGCAATAAGAGTCACCGTATCAATCAAAATAAATTGAGTTCCCGCGTTATCCTGCACGGTGTAACCCGTTCCGTTAATGTCGGAGAATGAATCATCGAGACCCTGTAAGGTGACTGTCCTATCACAAGTTAGGGTTATATTGATTGTTGTGAAGGTTGCCCCCGCACGGTCAATATTGTTGATTGTGGTTCTTTCATCAAGCGCTCGCCCTACTGCTTTGTCGGGGTTAAACCCATTGTTTATTTGTACCGCAAGTTCACGAACATCAACCGCTTGTTGCGCGATAATACCGATTATTTGACCATCGGGGGAGTTTTGGTCAAGGTTAATGTCCTGCCCGTAAATGGCACGTAATCCCGTTTCAAGTTCTGCGACAATTTCGTCCCTTGTTTTTACGGTTAAACCATTTGCATCTAAAATATCAGGCATTTTTAAACCTCTAACGTCAAAGAATCTATAAACGATTTACTATAAATCGTCTGAATTTCGTATTGAGCGGAAAAATTCCGCCCCCCTAAAGTGGTCGTAAAACTTATAATTCCTGTGACCCCTTCCGTTTGCATGATAACACGGCGAATGTCTAATTCTAATAGGCTTCTCTGTTCTTTTGACCCTAAACGATTTGACCAGTCTATCCCATCCGTAAGAGCAAAGAAACAATCGCCGACCCATGACAATAAACGCGTGCGAACATTCAATCCAATCGCATCGTTTTGATTTGTGAAATCTTGCAATCCCTTGCCAAAAGTCCAATCCCCATTTTTATCCAAAGACCTAAAAATCATTATGACCCCCCCGTAACAATACCATCGACCACGGTAACGACATTAAAAGTACCCGTTGCGCCGTTGCCTGCATGAATGGAACGCCCAGATGATTGTTGAATATTTGCGTCTATGTTCCAATTTCCGCCGTTGCCGTATGTAGTCCCCTCGATAGTCATATTATCACGCACGGTTAAATTTCCGTCAATCTCCATATCCCCATGATGTAAAAATAATTCCGCAACCGACTCAATCAAAGCATCTTTTAAATCTATTTGAGAATCACCTATACCGTGGGAAAGACGAATGCCATTTGTAAGATAATTTGAAATAGCATTACTCAAGGGGCGAATACCCACCAACGCGAACGAGTCCGATATATCGTGTTGTCTATAGGTTTGAGGGTGTTGACCGTTGCCGTTTACCGCCCATTGGTCAATTTCTGTATCATTAAAAAACACAAGGCAAGAATCACCCTTTTTTATAGGCATCGAAAGAATGTCAACGCCCCCGAATAAAACCACTACGGGGCAATCCATTAAAAGAGGGTATTCTTGCAAAACCTTTGTACCATCTTCCATAATGTCCTTTATTTGCTTATACGCTATTTCTATATTTGCGCGTTGTGTGGCAGGATTAAAAGAATTTATAATACCGATTTTGACGCAATTCATTTCAGCCTTTGTCTGCCTGCGGTTCGCGTCTAAAACATCGGATAATCTGGTTTTATCTGGTCTTCTTAAGTTTTTATCCATTATTTACCACCTTAAAAACCTGTCCACCCGCGAATAAATCTACAATAGTCCGTAAATCGCCGTTCACGGCATCGGATATAATACCCGTGTGTTGTATTCCAAAGACCTTATATTGACCGTTGTATATTTTGTTTACGCCCGAACCTAATTCAACCCATTGACCCATAACAAGACGTGGTTCAAAAAGCATTTGTACTTGAATGTTACCAATGTCAATCCTTTGCGGAGAAGATAGAATACCCGTACTTGCATCAATTGTTATAAGTTCCCCATCAAGTGTCTCATTCCTACGCAAAGCATAGATTTTATTATTATCAATAAAGGCCGTCCCATTTGCGTATTGTTTAAATAAGTTCCACGCGTTCCCATTCAAAACCACTGGTCTCAATAATTTTTCAGGATATTCACCAATTTCACCCAAAGACAATTCGGTATATTGCCCCGCAATAAATTTTAAAATATCCCCTACGGTCTGCCCTGCGTTTATTGTCTCATAAATTGTTGTATTTTCAAGTTCCCACATTTCAGATTTGCATTCTATTGCGGTAATAATATCCGCCCCGTCTCTGTAAGAACTTCCCGACCACAATGTCCCTTTAAAAAGAATTGAGAGAACATCGTATCCCCCTTCCATTGTGACCTTTTTATTACGCGTGACCCATTGCTCTTGAAACAAAAAATTTCGGGTGTTTTCATCAAGGTTATAGAGTTCCGCTTTTAATTCATTCAAGGTTGACCCCATGCGGCGGGACACCGTAAAACGAATCGTAATCGGGTTCGAGATAATGACGGTTTCACCGCCCTCGTCTGTAATTTGCAATCTGTAAGAACGCCCGAATTTCATTATTGGAAAAGTGTCTCCTCAATACTTATGACTTCATCTTGAGATAATAAATATAATTTTGCGTATTCACTCGCAAAGTCATTTATCCCGCGTGGGTCTTGTCCGTCTGTTGTCGTGACCATAATACCAAAAGGTATGATATTATTATAATTTCTTAAAAGATTTATGGCATTAACCACATTCAAATTTTTAACCTCAAAATCATTAAACAAAAAATCAGCAACCCACATACTTTGTGTTGCCAAATATCTTAAATTCATGGTTACGCGTTGCCCCGCGTTACCCGTGAGGACGATTTTTTGATTAGAGTCATAGCTTAATTTATTAACAAGTTTCATTTTGCACTCGGAGGTAAAGGGGGCAGTTTCCTACCGCCCGAAGAAAACAATCTGTCTAATTCTATATCATCAATACTTGCGGGCAAACCTTGAACCGCACCTAGATTTTTTACGGGGGCAGTTTGTTGCGCGGTTTTTTGGGACATGATTTGTGATAAATCCTCCTCCCTTGTGACCTTACCGCCGTATGTTCCTTGTAATGGGGAAGTTAAAGACACCGTTCTTATTTCTTTGAGAGTGATTGAAAAATCACTCATTACGTTTGAACCCTCTGACTGAATAGCCACAACGCTTTCAATCGCCATTTTTGACATAAATTCAAAAGGTGTTTGAACCGAAACAATTATTTTTTGTTCCTGCAATGCTTTAAAATACATATAGGCTTGCTGTTGTTTTGTCTGTTGCCCGACCATGTTTTTTACAAAAGCCCAATAATCAGAAACGCGGTTAATCGTCTTTGACGTAAAAGAACTTGTAATCGAATTTAAATTTAATGGGGAGTCATCAATTTCTTTTTTTGCTTTAAAAGATTGTTGCCCCATACTTGTAAGGATAGGCAAAAAACTATTGATAACGGTTAGTTTTTGCACGGCCTTTTGAATGAAATTTGTGCCATTCCCATTTTTATTATAAGTCAATTCGCCAACATAACCTTTAAGAGTGACTTTTTTAGGGTTTACCGAAATATGGTCTTGTACGTTGGTCGTGTCCTCAAGGTAATGGTCTGTGATTTGAGAACTTAAATTTACACTTGTTTCGCCCTCAATATCAAAGACAAAACCACCAAGGCCGAACGCATTAAGAGGGCGCACAACAAATTTATTTAGATTTGCAGATATTTCACCAAGAATAGAGAGATTTTGAGCCATTAACCACCCGCACCACTATAAACATTACCAGACGCACCATATAAATTATCAATGGTGGAATCCGCAGAAAGAGAGTTCATAATATTTTTCAATTCACTCATAAAGTCTTGGATACTTGCCTCCGAAGAAATATTAAGGGTGTTATTTTGAGTGTAGAATTTCTTGGACGCGTCACTCATACGCTCGTTAATCGCCGCCTGATTATTTGCCATCATTCGGATTAAATCTTTGTCGGATGATAGGGCAGGGTTCAAATTACCATTCATAACGCGGCTTAAATCACTTTGCATTAACTTTGGGATAACGTCATAACTTTTTGCTCCAAAGCGTGAATATGATTCGTCACTATTTTTGTCCGCGCCATTTAAGAGCCTTAATTTATTAAAAGCGTTTTCGACTTTAGAAATAAAGTCATCAAGTGAACTATTTGCCTTTGTTACCTCTGATACGATTTGTTCAAAGATATTGTCTTTTTTAAGTGGCATTCTTTCAAAGGGATTTTTTCCTCTGAAAAGGTCGCTGTAAAAATAGAAAAATTCTTTAATCACGGGTAAAGCATCTTTACCCATCCAATCAATAAAACGCACAAAATCGGGCGCAAACTCTTGCCCCATTTGCATTTTAAACATAAAAAACTCTTGATTGAAATTCCTGTATGACATGGCAAGTTTTTCCATAGCTTGCCATTGTTCCTCTGTGGGTTGTGCTATATTTTTCCACTGATTCCATTGTTCGTCTGGTAAGAGAAACGCTTGTATCGCTTTGTCCAGCCCCATAGATTGAAGGTCACGGGATAAAAGCATTTTTCCGTTTTCACCGCTATAAACGGTTTTCATCAAACGGGGAATAGCCGCCCTGATTTTCTCAATAGCACTTTCAGGCGTATCATTTACAGATAGGCCGAAGTTTTGCCACATTGCGCCCTCTGGAAACTCCCCGCGCTGTATGCCGGCGATAACATCCCCTAATTTGGTGAACGCGCCTATAGCATCGTCCATAGTGAAATCTGTATTTGCGCGTGAAGCTATATTGAAGAAATCAAGGACTCCTTCTTTTGCATATCCAGTTTGTTCGGTAAAGTTTTTTAGGGCTGTGGCTTTTTGGACACCATCATTAAAAAATCGGTTTAAAGCATAAACACCCGCCGCCGCCGAAGCGGTCAAACCAACCATAGATTTTTGAGCGTTACCCAAACCCTCATTGAATGACTTTAATTTTTTGTCATCAACATCAAACCCCAAGGCCACGAAAAGAGAGCCGATTTTCATTATTATTCCCCTTTTCTGTTCAAGTGGTTAAAGGCGGTTTCATATTCCTTTTCAAACGCCTCAAAATTTAAAATATTAAGAACCATGTCCGCAGGGGCATCCATAACCTTTGACGGGTCTCCGCCGAAATAACCAGCTTTTGCAATACGCAAGGCAATAAATAACGCCTCGTTATCTACTTCTATTTCTGGTCGGACTCGGTCTGCTCCGATACCCGCCCCAAGAATGGGGATAACTTTAAAAGCAGACCTTTCAAAAAAGGGGCAAGGTTTACTTTCACGCACTCCAAAACAATTTCATAATAATCTTGTCGCGCTTCTTCATCCTCAAATGTTGCCTCCGTAATTCTTTGACCGTTATAAGTGCAACGTGATAGGCACGCAAAAACCGCCTTATAAACCAAAGGAGATGAATCAATCGTCAAAACGATTTGCGCCAAGTCTGATATTTTAATATCTTGTTGAACGCCTTTTGAAAGGTCAAGACCAAGAGAGGATAACCCCGCCCCCGATAACTCTTTTCCTATTGCAGACTTCAACGCCATAGTGTCCGACCACGGCGCAGAATTTATTTTAATCAAAGCCCCACTTGTTGCGGTAAACTCACTCATTATTGAATACTCCTGTCACCGTCTGCGAATGTAATGGTGTAAACTGAAACACCTTGAGACGCGTCACCCGATACGTTTTCTTTACCTTCTACGGGCTTCGTGATTGCTCCTCCCTGCAAAGTATAAACGTCACGCGCCACGTTCCCGAAACCATCCCCAAGACGGAGGGCAAATTCACCGAATGCCAGTTCTGCGGAAACAAAATCTTTTTTCATTGTTGAAAATTTTGTCTGCAAAAACTGGTCGTCCGAACTTCCACGGATAAGGCGAATAGTTGCGGTTGCATTTCTACCCGCTTCGTTTTTGGTGTAAATGGTATTCCCATTTTTACCAGTTTGAAGATTCACAAAATCATTCGGAAAAGTGATAGATGAAATATCACCATCCGCGAAATTTGCAAAGACACGCCCGAATAGGGTTAATGTTCCGTCTGCGGCTAAATTATAAGTGGACATTTATTCGACCTTTCTAATTTTAATCGTTAATAACTACGAGAACATCGGAGGAGTGAATTGCACCCGCCCGTTTAATCGCAATTTGTACCAATGGGGCTTTACGCGCTTCGCGCTCTACGCTCGATTGTTGAATAATAGGCAAAGAGTAAATGTAATAACCCTTTGTCAAAATATTCGTATCGAAAATAACAGGGTCGCCAAAACGCTCGGATGAAGTCCAAGACCCCGCCGCGATACAACCGTTACGGATAAAGCGTTCGCACACTTGCCCGTATGTACCTTTAAGCCCGTTCATACCATCCTCGGTTTGAGGGACTTTAGTATTCGTTTGACGCAAGAAATTGAAACCAGCCGTTTCAAGGGCAAATTTCAAAGCGAGGTCGGAATACACGTTATCAAAGAAATCATTTCCACCTGTTGAATATACGGACGGGACACCATCATAAGAAACATACAAATCCACACCCGCCGCGTTTGCATTGGTGTAAATGGTTTGAGTGATTCCTAAATCGGGTGTGATTGTGGTCAACTGTTTAAGATTCATTGTCTGGGAAGTATTAGAGCCTCCGAAATTAACGGAGTGCGCCCGACCAACATAAGCCGCATTAAATAGTTTCGCGTCATCAATGCCTTTTGTATAGACCTTGAAACGTGTTTTTGTGTTACCAGATTGTTGAATGGTTGAACCAATACCCGCAATATCTTGAGTTGACGCGCCCGCATAATGGAAAAGTTTGTCCATTGCCTGCACACCATCCGAAACCAATTCAAGGGCTGTATCCTCTATAGAGAGAGTGGTCAACATACCAACATATCCAACCGCGCCTTGAGTTCTTGCAATCGCTTCTAGGATTGTCTCACCGCTTGAATTTGTACCGCTTGCCGAAGTACCGCCCGCCGCGTTCAAGAAACCCGAACCGTTAAGGGCTGTACCTGTACCAGACGGAACGGCGGCAAGATTTACGGAGGAAGTTGAACCAACTTTTTTAGAGGTAAATCTTAAACCGTCTGTAATCGCCGTGACTGTAACATCAACAATACGTGATTGAATAATTTCCGCAATATCAGCGAATGACGTAGCATTAGAGAAATTAATTTTTGTAAGGTCGTAATTTACACCGTTCGCAACGACCCTTAAATCGCCACTTGTCACACCAATAATTGACGCGAGGTTAGCGGAAATATTTGCTGTTGTAAAAGCACCCGCCACCGCAGATACAGAGGACAATAAAGGAATAATTACCAATCGCCCGTTGCCCGTGCGAATATTTGGCACTTGTGCGAATATAGCGTTAGCCATACGCGCCGTAAGGCTATTTGTCCCGTAAATTTCAGCTACTTGAGAGGGACTGACAAATTCCTCATAAACCGCCATACTTGAACCTACTTCGTTCGTAAAAAGGGCGATTGAGTTGACATTACGTTCCGTTAAACCTTGCGGAGTATTGGAAATGGTCACGTTAATGACGTTTGTAATTGGGAGAATAGACATTTTAATCCTTTCAAGCATAAAAAAAGGTCACACCGTCCTTAGACAATGCGACCCGATTTAATCGTAAGTCATCCCATTTATGAGGGGATAGAAAATTCAATAATTCCTGCGGGGGTTTCTATGCTTTTTGCATCATCTACCCTCGTTTCAAAATCATCATAATATAGACCCCCATTTGACGCAAGTACCCGCTCGTCTTTAAACCAAGAAAGGCAGGCAAAATTTAATGAGAATCTATTTAATTGACTTCCCCCCTCTGCATGGGATGTATTAACAAATGAATTTGGTAATTTCTGTATTTTAAAGAAATATTTGTCCTGCTGTTGCTTTGAATAGAAAGAATTAAGGGCGTTAATAATTTCATGTTTTCTACGAATAGCCGAATCAGAACGGGAAATAATGTCAATTTGTATATTTTCCATTAACTGACACTCGTTAATTTCCAAAGTTTGAGTTTCGGAATAACTAATTACTCTGTTTTCGCCCTGAAACACTCTGTCCGAATTTTCGGATACGGGCGCGTCCACGTCTCTATTTAATAAATATGGCTTATTCGCAGAAACAACATAAGAGTCACGCATACCAACGATAATATAAAATCCCGTGTCATTCGGGACTTTTCTATTTTGGTCTCTTATCCAGACGTTTAATTCTGGTAAACCAAGTTGACGTTGAATAATGTCAACTATAATAGATTCGGTTAGCTTTTGCATATTAAGCCCTGATATTTATTAAGCAAAATTCTTAATAATAGTTCCATACATATTTGTACCATCACAATAAAAAGAAATTATATCTATTGCGTTTGCACCATTGGAAAGGGTTGGGGCAACTCCGCCCGCCCATTTATAAGCAGTTCCAAAAGTTAAAGCACGACCCCCAACGGAATCTTGTTTTACTGCCAACATATAAGTTGCACCTTTAACCATATTTGTAGGGTTAGAAAGAACCCTAGTAGCACCAATAGCGGCGGTCATCAAAAGATATGTAGAGGCTTGCGTATTAAGATTCCAAGATACGTTACTGGCATCCGTTAAATCTGTACCTTGTACGGTTTGCTGTTGAGGCCATACGTTCGCATTGGCTTGTGTTGCTTTAGTATTTAAAGCATTTTGTTGTGCGGTTGATATTGGCTTGTTTACGTCCGAGGTATTATCAACATTACTAAGAGCAATATCTGATTTGGTAATAACTACCGTTCCCGTTTGACCGTTTACCGTGTTCACGGCATTGACTTGCGCCCCCGCTTGAATACCAGAAAGTTTGCTTTTTTCTGCGTCTGTATATGCGTTGGTGTTTGATTGCGATTCATACGCCGTTTTAATGGTTGCGCCGCATTCCGAAAGTTGTTTATCTGCCATTTTTAAACCTCATAGCCATCTATAATTTTATAAAAACCATCATACACGCCATCCATACCATTGAAAACAAAATTTGGTATTGGTTGGGGCGGAGAGGGCGGAACATAGTCATAGTCTCTTACAAGATGATACTCCGTATAATTGTTAAGCCGCCAATCTTTGACCGCCATAACTTTATATGTTACACCATCTCTTTTAAGCCTATCATTTGTCTGAAAAACGACTGAATTACCTTTTACGTGTAAATCAATCCATTCCCATGACCTTTGCCCGTCTGGTTTGAGGGCTATTTCTTCCATCGAAAGCGGTTGCCATGTACCAGATAGGGAAAGAGTTTCTTCAACATCATAGACAAAACCGTCTGTAATTTGTTGAATAATTTTTATCAAGTTAATCGCAATCAACCAACCCGAAAAAGCCGCACTCATTTGAGGCATACCGCTTTGTTGGTTTAATGGCTTAGGCATTGGATTCCCCCTTTCTTGCAACTTCACTCGTGATTGAACGCCTTAAAGCCCCTGTATCTATAAGGGGGGCGGACGAACCTTTAGCCGCAATAGTTGACGGGGCGTTAGCTTCCCACATTCCAAAACCAGCCGAAGAAAAAGCGTCATGGATAATTGATTCGGCAATCAATCCAAGTTTTGAGAAAACGCCTTTTACATTACCTTTTTGAACATCCTGCATAATTGAGGCTTTGCCGAGACCCTGCACTAATTGCTCTTGTTTAAATTCTAATGGCATTCGCAGAAAAGAGCGAGGCGGTATTTGCCCGCTTTGTGACCCAAACTCTTGAATGACACCTAATTCAGCCATACTTAAACTTTCCTGACCTTCCACGGGCGCAACTGCATTATTACCTAAAATACCTACCTTGACATACATATCCCCACCCAACCCCTTTAAAAGGGCGTTTAGTTCCTCAAGGTCAACTGATATTTTAGACTCCTTACTCATGCCAACGTAGCACCACAAACAACGCCAAAATTTCCACGTAACTTTCCCCACACCATAGAAAGATATTTGAGGCCATAAGCCGAGGAAGTGAAAAACGCATAAGCTGGGTCATCCATATAGGCTTGAGGTATTCCATACGATTCAGATACATTGCCAACGCTCCTACTTGATAAAATACCTACCGACCCCGAACCATTCAACCCATTCAAAGCGGCGCGTAAATCATGTACCAAATAGTGAGCAACCAAATATAAAAATCCCAATTTTATATTTTCGTCACTATCAAATAATCCTTGGTTAAATATGACTTTTGCCTCTGCGAATGCTTTGGTTAAATCATCGTCCTGAATATAGTTTTCAATGTCATCGGTTGTGCGTGTCCATGCGGTTGTTACCGTTGGGAGTGTCCCGATTGTACCGTCAACCTTGCAATCATAAAATAATTCTGTGGTCGTGTAATAAACGCGGTTTCCCTCATTATAGAGTTTTGTGTCCGACCATACGGGTAAATAAGCAAAATCCCTTTTGAAAAGGGTTTTAAAATCCGAAAGGGTAATAGTGTTTAAATCCATTATCTCGACTCCGCTAGAATTAGGGGGAGGATTTTACCCCTCCCCCTAACTGTGTTTTATTCTTTATCAGCTTTTTTCTTAGGCTCTGTTTCAACTTCGCCCGTTTGTTTTAACTCATTCGGGTAAAGTTCTAAAAGCCTTTGAGCCTCCGCCGCATCAAACTCAAGAACGCCACCTTTTTTAAGGTCGCCCGCTTTCGTTTGAAATTCGCGGTCACTGAAATTAGTCAAAAGAACATTTTTAGCCATGATTTAGTTTTCCTTTTCTTACCAATCAAAATACAGAACTTCCAAAGGACGGAATGCGTTCACACCAGCATATTGACCATAGCCAACGTTTTGGAATGAGAAACCGTTCAAAGTGTTCTGCATAGTATTGGTGTAATCGACTGGAATGTCCATACGCAATGTATCGCTATTGAAATTCAATAGGACATAGCGGTTTTTGTTCAAACCAGAGATTGCGGCGTTTAATGACTTCATAGCATACGCACAAGGCAGAATTGCGAAATTCTGATTCATTGTGAGAAGTTTAAGAGAGTCATACAAACGCTCTAAGCGGGACTTGAGAGGGTATGTTTCATCTACCGCAGTCGCCAATCCGTTATAATCATCCTCTGGGATGATGAAATGGGTAGGCATTGCAGTACGTTGACCGTTGGAACGGTAAGCCTCAAGTAAACCAGCCATAAACGCTTGGAACTCTGCGGCGGTCATTGCCGAGATTTTCTTCGTGATAAGAGTGGTATTGCTGTTGACACCCGAAAGAGTCAAAAGACCTTTAACACCGCCAACCACTTGAGAACCCCAGAATGCAATTTGTTGCAGACCGAGAGACCAGTTACGATAACGGGCGGCTTCTTTGGACGTAACCAAATCCCAGTTACCAGAAACGGAGGCTTGCATCAAATCCATAATGGAATATGTGATTTCTTTAGCCCAGTTCACAATCGGAACATAAACCGCATCAATCGCAGTATCCACGGACGCAAGTTTTGCGTTTCCTGTACCTGTATTCATTACGCCTGTCTCGAAGTCATCCGCCGCGTCAAAAGAACGGTATTTGACAAGTTGACTTGACCATGCGCCCTCACCAACTACCACGGGGACGTATTTTGTGAAATCGACTGTATGGAATTTTTGTTCAGTTACAGATTTCATAATGGTTGTCAAAGAGGTAATGTCAATTTCATACGCTAAAGCGTTACGCTTTTCGTAGTTTGGCAAAGTCTTTTTGACTTCATGGTCGTATTTACGTTGCAAGGAATTTGCAATCAACTTTTCTTGATTTGAAAGTTGAATGGGCTTCCCGTTTGCGCCTAAAATTTGGTATCTCATAATCTTATTTTCCTTTCAAAAATTATTAACCAGCCAACGGACTAATGTAAACACGGATAATGTCACCATCCGCCGCCGCTTTATCAAGAGCCTGACCGACAATTCCGTTTGTGGATGTTTTTGTCGCAACCTTGTTAGTGGCGGGGTCATATTGTACGTTCGCGCCGCGTGCGATAGCCGCAGACGCTTGCATAAACATGACTGTCCCAACGCGGGCAACTTCTAAGCGGGATTCTGCCGCAAAATTGTCATCTTTCAAGTTTCGGACTACGAAACCAAAAGCAACCTCCGCGATTGTAGTGGCTTGAACGGACGGAATATGTGTATAGTTATCCGCCATTTTAACCCCTTGACCAGCGACAAGAGGAGTGGTTTGACCCGCCAAGTGTACGCAAGTCATTACGTTATTCATACCATTTTGCAGGTCTAAATAACCAACTTCGGGCGTTTGGCGGAACTGGTTTTGATTTAAAGGCATAATTTTTTTTCCTTTCTACGAAAAATTAAAGACCATAACGATTAGAGCCACGGGCTAACTTACTAGCGGTTGTGTCAATCGTAATGACTGATTTATCGCCTGTTTTCCCTGCGTTCTGCATTTCTTTAAAGAAATCCGTTTTACCGTTTTTCTTTTCACCTTTATCGTCATCGGATTCATTTTCAAGGTCATCGTCATCGTCCATATCAACGCCTTCGTTTTCCTTTTCTTCGTCATCCTCTGACTCGGTATCTTTTTTGCCTTTCGCGTCCGCTTCGTTTTTCTTAGCGTTGTGATAGGCTGTTGCAAGTTCTTCCATAGTCATTTCGACTTCGCCAACTTTTACCTTTTGAGGGGCTTTTTTAGCTTTGGAATTTAGAACGGTTTCAATCATTTCTTTGACAGAAACTTCGATTGTATCGCCCTTATCGTTTTTCAGTTCTACAGAGGTAGCCGAGTCAATTTCACTGACTTCCTCTTTTTTAGTTTTGAAGAATTTCATTTTAAAGCCTTTCGTTTCTTCGGTTTTAGAGTGAGCCAGCGAGTTTAAAAGCTGGGTATTACGCGCCTGATATGATTCGGGCGTGTAAATCTTTGCATCCTCATAACGAGGATTAGGCACAAGTGCCAAATGGGTAAAGTCACCGTTTAAGACTTCACGGTCATAGGGTAGGTTGTTTTTCATACCGCCCGCGCCCCATTCCGAAGGGATATAGGCGTTTGATACCGCCCACCCTTTCGCAATAACATCATGCCCCGCGTCATCGGTAATCATAATTTTAGACCATAACCAACCATCTAAATCATAGAATGTATCGGTCACATATCCAACGGCCTCTTGTTTCATAGTGTCAAGGTCAACGTCTTGGTGTTGGATATAAATTGGTTTTCCGTTGAATGTCTCACCAAGTTTTTTCATGGCTTCTACATCAACAAGAATAGTTTCATCGTCATAGCCGCAAAGCCCCGCCGTCATGTGGCGGGAATAATAAAATTTTGGGAAATCTGACGCGTTTTTCTTTTCCATGTTTCCAAATAAAAAGTCACCCTGCAAAAGCAAAGTGACCCGATAAATCGTTAGTCTCAAACTGTATCAATAATATCTTAACACACCCCACGCGTCAACTGGCATTAAATACCCTC